CTCACGCACAGATGAGAGTAAGGCGATGACTGATATGGCTAATGAGTTCTTGAATGAGATAGTCAAGTCAATGGAGTATGACTCGCCCGAAGATTTCCTAAAGCAGTTCTCACATGAGTATGATATGTACATCCCTAAATGATGATAGTCGTTATTTAGGTGACACTCATAGGTGAATCCATGTCGCCTATGGAACTCGCCATGCAAGAGATTCGGGCGAGGCAACAGGCGGGAGAACGAGGTCAGTTCTTAGGCGGTAGCACAGGCGCAAGGCTATTCGATGTACCGCAAGGCCGTTTCGTATCTAAGCGTGGTAGTAGTCCTGCTCATATTCGCAATGAGTATGAGATGAATCGCTTACTGAATCTATTAGGCGTAGGCGTTCCGCAAGCGCACTTTGATGATGACCACATGATAACCGAGTATCAGCAGGGTCGCCACATTCAACCAATAAGAGATAGAGCGCATACTGCGAGAGATATTGTTCCGCATGCGATGATTGCTAATTGGGATATGCTAGGTTTGGATAATGACAATGCCATAGTGTTACCCGATGGTAGTATATCCTATGTTGATGTTGGAGGGGCAGGTGCTTTTAGAGCGCAGGGCGCACCTAAAGGTTCAGCGTTTGGTTCTACCGTAGGTGAACTCGATACTTTAAGACTGAAAAATCCTAATGAGTTAGGTCACATAACTGAACAAGACATAGGTAGGTCATACGATACATACGGGGGCGAGG